CGACTGTAGCGCAGCGACGAACACCGGCGACTGTAGCGCAGCGACGAACACCGGCTACTGTAGCGCAGCGACTGTCGAAGGGAAGGAAAGTATTGCTATCGTTACCGGAAACGGAAGCAAGGCGAGCGGCAAGCGTGGATGCTGGCTTGTGCTTACAGAGCGAGACGAAGGAAATCACGTTCTGGGTGTGCAGGCTGTGAAGGTGGACGGCGAAACCATCAAGGAAGATGTGTTCTACACGCTGTCCGGTGGAAAGGTAACAGAAGTCAAATAAAAAACCGCCGAGCGGGAGTGCAATCCCGTTTCGGCGGCAAAGATAAATGTTCAAGGAAAGTCTAACACGAAAAGGAGAAAAAGTCAATGGACAGAGAGACGGCGCACAAGCTGCTTGATCTGGTGTTGAGCGCAAAGCACAAGGGCGTGACATTTGAGTTCACGCCGATGTGCAACAACGGCGGACAGGCGAGCTTTTTCATTCACGAGTGGGACGGAAACAGTATCGGCAAATGCCGCGGCTACACGATGGATATTGACGGCGCGTGGCTTGTGCTCGGTGAGGGCAGACGCTGCACAACGCAGGAAATCATGAAGGTTCTGGAGGGGTTGCAGGATGCTGAACATTGAGCCGCCGCTCGAGCCGCCGCTCGAGCCGCCGGAGAGAGACGATCAGGAGCGCATTAACCGGCTGTACGACATGCGCGAGGCGGAAATCCGCATGGGGGCGTTCCTCGAGGAGTACGAGGGGCTGTTCCCGGATGAGATCAAGAACTTTTTACGGGACGTGCGGGAGCGCGTCTGGGAATACGAGGAAGATTTGGAGGACTAAGAAATGAACTTATATCAGCTGACAAACGAATTTGAGAAAGCAATGCAGGCAATCGCGGTAGACCCTGAGACCGGCGAGGTCAGCGGCTTCGAGGCAGTAGACAGTCTGGACGCGGCGTTCGAGGACAAGGCCGAGGCGTATGCAGTTACCATCAAGAACCTTGCAGCCGAGGCGGCGGCGCTCAAGAACGAGCGGGACAATCTCAAGGCACGCGAGGACAGTGTGAAGAAGTGCATGGAGCGCATGAAGCAGCACCTTGCGGACAGCATGCTTGCAGTCGGCAAGGACAAGATCAGCACGGCCAAGGCGGCGCTGTCGTTCCGCAAGAGCGTGCAGGTGAACATTGTCAACGATGTGGAAGTTCCGGACGATCTGTGCAAGGTGGTTATCGACCGCAAGCCGGACAAGACGGCAATCGGCAAGCTGCTGAAATCCGGTGAGCCCGTGCCGGGCGCGGAACTGGTGGAAAACATGAATTTGCAGGTGAAGTGATATGAACATCAGGTTACTTAAGGCAGACGAGATCGAGTGCCGCGTAGCGCAGGTGTCAAAGTCTCAGTATGGCGTATCGTGTTCGTTGCTACTCTACAAGGACGCACGTTGCGATATGTCCATTCTGGACGAGGCGTACGGTCAGACAAACTGGAAGCGCGAACACGTTATCATTGACGGTCGGCTTTACTGCAATGTCTCTGTATGGGATGCAGAAAAAGGACAGTGGGTTGTAAAGCAGGACGTAGGAACGGAAAGCAATACCGAGAAGGAGAAGGGACAGGCAAGCGATAGCTTTAAGCGGGCGTGCACCAACTGGGGTATTGGCCGAGAACTGTACACGGCTCCTATGATTTGGGTTCGGCTCAGGGATAAAGAGTATTCCGAGCAAAACGGCAGAATCAAGTGCAAGCAGTCGTTCCGTGTGCGCAGTATCCAGTATGACAAGCGCAGGATTTCCGGCCTTGTGATTGAGGATGAAAAAGGAGAAGCACGGTTTGAGCTTATCCCGCCACCGGTCGAACTGACAGAAGTCCAGAAGAAAGCGAAACGAGTAAAGCAGTTGCTTTACGATATTAGCGGAAAAGATGCGGATGTATCGTCGAAAGTGTGGCACGAGCAGTACCAGAAAGACGAAAACGACATCGTAAAAATGAACGCTGCCATTTTGGAGCTTGAACCGAAGTGGAACGCTGTTAAGGCAGAGCAGCACAAGGCGGTGCAGAATGACGCATGAGTTTGACAGGGCGCGCGTAGTGCATGACGAGAGCGGCAACTGGTTGTGCCTGCACGTCAAGAACGCGCCTATGGCGCGCGTAGAGTGCGAGCAGATGAAGGAGGGCAAGTTATACTGTGCGGAGGTGAAGCGCAAGTATGACAAGCGTTCAGGGCGTTGTAACGCCTATCTCTGGCAGATGCTCGGAAAGCTGGCGGCGGTGCTCGGCATGAAGCGCGACGAGGTGTACCGCTCGTACATTCCCGAAGTAGGGGACAATTACCGACTTGTCCCCTACGCCAACGAGCAGCAGCGCGATTTGATCGCGAATCTGTGGGGAAAGCAGGGCCTCGGATGGGTAACGCAGGACTGCAACGGCGGTTATCTGCTGTGCTACTACGGCTCATCCACCTACAACACGCTGCAAATGGGGCGGCTGATTGACATGGTAGTGCAGGACTGCAAGGAGCAGGGCATTGAGACAGAGCCGGAAAGCACGGTGATCGGCTGGCTGAGCAAATGGAAGCCGGAGGAGCGCGGCGTATGAGGTGGGGCAACTACAAGAGATTTGCAAGAAATGCCAGTGAATTTTCGCACAAATACGCCTGCTGGGCATATAACCACAGAGGCTGGGCGAAGATGAAAAAAGCAAACCGTAAACTGGCAAAAAAGCGACTGAAAAGAGCGATGGAAAAGGATGCGAAAGAATGAGACGGCAGACCAAGTTTACCAGCATTAGTCCGGCGGTGTGGAAGGAATGCTATGACCGGGACGGCGGTATCTGCCGACACTGCGGGAAGGGCGGCGTACTGCAAGCGTGCCATTTTGTATCGAGAGCACGCGGCGGCATGGGGATTCCGACGAATTTAGTCATGCTGTGCCCGGAGTGTCATCGGGAAATGGACCAGGGTGACGGCAAGGAAATCAAGGAAGAAATGCGGGAATACCTCGAAAGCCTCTATCCCATGTGGAGCGAGGAAAACCAGAAATATACAAAATACACAAGGAGATAGGCATATGCTGAACAAGATTATCTTACAGGGACGGCTTACCAAGGATTTGGAGCTGCGATACACGCAGAGCAACACGGCGGTTGCAGGCGGTACGCTGGCGGTGCAGAGAAGCCGCAAAGACGCGGGCGGAAAGTACCCGAGTGACTTCATTGACGTGGTTCTGTGGGCTAAGCTGGCAGAGCACGCGCATACGTGGTTCCACAAGGGCGATATGTGCATTATTTCCGGCGGGCTCGAAAGCCGCGACTGGGAGGATAAGAACGGCAACAAACGCCGCTCGTGGGAGGTGCAGTGCGAAAGCATTGACTTCTGCGGCGGCAAGAGCGAGGGCAAGCCGAAGAAAGAGGAAAGCGACTTCATCGCATCGGACGAGAGCGACTTTATCATGTCGGAAGAGAGCGACCAGGGCGACGTTCCGTTTTAAGGGGTGACAGGGGATGCTGACGAACGGGCATATACAGATTTACCGGCAGCTTACAGAATGGGGGTGGTACAGGGATGTACCCACATGCAAGCTGTGGCTGCACATCCTGCTGAGGGCAAACTACAAGGAAAGCCAGTTCATGGGGAACGAGATTCCCCGAGGCGCGTTTGTGACGAGTTTGCAGGGGATTGCAGACGAGAGCGGGCTAACGTTAAAGCAGGTGCGCACGGCACTCGGAAAGCTCAAGAAAACCGGAGAAATCACGGTGAAAAGCAACCGGCATTATACGGTAATCACGGTATGCCGGTATGACGAGTTCCAGGGCGGCGAGCGGGAGGAAGCGCCTGCAAAGCAGCCGTCGAAACCGGAGATGCCGAAAAAGACGCAGAGTCCAAAGCCGAAAGAGCCTGACCTTGCAGAGCGGTTTTCTGAGCCTGTACTTTCTGCGGTGCGCGACTGGATCACCTACAAGCAGGAGCGGCGCGAGGCGTACAAGACTGTCGGACTGAAAAGCCTGCTGACAGAGATAGAAAACCGAGTAAAGCGCCACGGAGCGGCGGCGGTTGCCGAGGTTATCCGGCTGAGCATGGCGAACAACTGGAAGGGCATTATCTGGGATCGCATCAAGGACGCGCCAAAGCAGGCGGAAGCAAAGACGGAACCGGAGGAAACGCCGGACTGGGAGCAGGCATGGATTGCGCAGAAGGAAGAAACCAGACGGAAAATGAGAGAGGAAGGTTATGAGAGGTAGAAAAAAAGACACTCTCTGTTGGGACTGCACGAAAGCCGCTGCGAAGAGCTGCGCATGGGCAGGACGGTTCGAGCCGGTGAAAGGCTGGAAGGCCGAACGAGTGCAGCGGCAAGACCTCAAGGGCGGCGAGACGTTCCACGTTATCAGCTGCCCGGAGTTCGAACCGGACAGGCGGCCGGAACAGCCGAAACGCAAGGACGCTTACACAGAGCACGACCTCTGCGTAATCCGAAACAGTCTGGAGGACGGCGAAAGCGTGAGCATGATCGCGTGGAGACTCGGCAGGAGTTTGCCTGCTGTAACGTACAAGATCAGGAAAATGAGGCGAGAGGGTGAATTATAAGTTTACGATACGGGGCACGCTGCCGGGACTGAACGAACTGATCGAGGCGGAACGCAGAAACCGGTTTATCGGCGCGAAGCTGAAAAAGCAGTATGAAGCGGTCGTTATGCGGGCGGCGCGAAGCCTCGGGAATGTGGAGTTTGAAGAACCGGTGTACATGGTGTACCACTGGTACGAGAAGGACCGGCGGCGCGATAAGGATAATATTTGCGCGTTTGGCCGCAAGGTCATTCAGGACGCGCTGGTCAAGGCGCGGTTTCTGAGGAATGACGGATGGAAGAACATCGCGGGGTTTGAAGACAGGTTTTATGTCGACAAGGACAAACCGCGCGTTGTGGTGGAGATTTTGGAGGTGACGGAGGAATGAAAGAACTGAAATGCGAGCTGTTCAACGACAATTTCCAGAATTACAAGCGGTACGGCATCCCGAAAGCGCAGCTTGTCATTGCGGATATTCCGTATAACATCGGCGCGGACGCTTACGGTAGCAACCCGATGTGGTATGTCGGCGGAGACAACAAGAACGGCGAGAGCAAGAAGGCAAAAAGCAGTTTCTTTCGGACAGACGGCTATTTCAAGATTGCGGAATACATGCACTTCTGCAATCGGCTTTTGAAGAAAGAACCGAAGGAAAAGAACGCTGCACCGGCGATGATTGTATTTTGCGCGTTCGACCAGATGCAGACGGTGATGGAGTACGGCAGGCGGTACGGGTTCAAGAACAGCTATCCGCTGTTTTTCACAAAAAACTACTCGGCGCAGGTACTTAAAGCCAACATGCGCATTGTAGGCGCAACCGAATTTGCGGTTGTACTATATCGCGACAAGCTGCCGAAGTTTAACAACGGCAGGCAGTACGACGAGGACGGCAAGGTCATTCGCGGAAGCGGAAAGATGGTGTTTGACCATATCGACTGGGAACGGGACGGCAGAGAGATTCCTAAACTGCACCCGACGCAGAAGCCGGTGAAGGTACTGAAAAAGCTGATTGAGATTTTCACAGACCCGGGCGACACGGTAATTGACCCTTGCGCCGGAAGCGGTTCAACGCTCAGAGCGGCGCGGGAGCTGGGAAGAAACAGCTATGGGTTTGAACTGGATAAGCAGTTTTACCGGCTTGCCAAAGATGAAATGCTGAAAGAACCGGAAACGGTGCAGATCAGGATGGAAGGTGTGGTATGAAAACCTGCAATACCTGCAAGTGGTACGAGCCGTTCTGCGGTGTGTGCTTCAACGGTGACAGCGAGCACGGGGCGGATTTTATGGACGCGGAAAGCGGTTGCGGAGAATGGGAGGAAAACAATGAATAAAAAGTTTGAATTTACCGGAGAAACCAAAGCGATTTTAGGGAATACCCTGCATCGCATTCGGGCGTTGATTTCGTTCGGTGAAGTCGAAGCTGGGGAACTAGGCGGATGGATTGAAAAAGAGGAAAACCTTGATGTTTCCGGCAACGCATGGGTTTCTGGCAACGCACAGGTTTCCGGCAACGCACAGGTTTGCGACGACGCACAGGTTTCCGGCAACGCATGGGTTTCCGGCAACGCACAGGTTTACGGCAACGCACGGGTTTCCGGCAACGCACGGGTTTCCGGCAACGCATGGGTTTACGGCAACGCACGGGTTTACGGCAACGCACGGGTTTACGGCAACGCACGGGTTTCCGGCAACGCACGGGTTTACGGCAACGCATGGGTTTCCGGCAACGCACGGGTTTACGGCAACGCATGTGTTTACGGCGACGCATGGGTTTACGGCAACGCATGGGTTTCCGGCAACGCACGAGTTTACGGCAACGCACAGGTTTACGGCAACGCACGGGTTTCCGGCAACGCACAGGTTTACAAGCGCGGTGCGATTTTCTGGATTTCCAATGTTGGTTCGCGCGATGACACGGCAACTTTCTTCGCCTGCCGGGATAAAAAAATCAAAGTAATTGTAGGTTGCTTCTTCGGAGATTTGGACGAGTTTGCCGCCGCAGTACAGAAAACGCACGGAGATAACACGCACGCCAAGGTATACCGTCTTGCAATCGAAATGGCGAAGGAACGCATTAAGATGGATGATATGCCGGAGGAAAGCGATGACGGTTGATGAGCTGCGGCGCAAGTCCGCAGAGCTGGTAGACGAGCCGAAAGACGAAAAGCCGGATTTGAGTAAGTACAGCACGATGGAGCTGATACAGGAACTTGCGGAAAGGGTGATGAGGGATGAGCGAGTTTTGCAAAAATGAAAGGCATGGAGGCATATGTGTCAAAACGGGTACTTATTGTAATCTTGGCGCTTGTCCTTACGAACAGTTAGAACAATTTGCCCCAGTGGTGCATGGGAGGTGGGGCACGGGACGGTTCAATCTGGAAACGGGAAACTATGAGGAGCAGTGCACCCGCTGCCGGAATTTCTCGAAAGAGTACGGCAAGCCTTACTGCCCCAACTGTGGCGCGAAGATGGACGGAGGTGCAGAATAATGCGGGATCCGTGCAAAGACTGTATTTATTACAATAAAGTGAGTAAAACTTGCCAGTCGAAGAAATGCGCTACGAGCGACAACGGAAAAGTAGCTTGGATTGACAGGATGTTTTGTTCTCCGCGAAAAGATGAATGGAGGCGCAGACAATGACTGAAGTGATTGGGCAGAAAACCGTTAAAACACGGAAAGACCATGTGTGTTTTGGCTGTGGACGAAATTTTCCTAAAGGAACTTTAATGGAACGCAGTTGCGTAATTGATAGCGACGGTATATGGACTTGTTTTCTTTGCCCCACTTGCAAAAAAATTTCCGCTTCGCTGAAATACGGCGATGAATTTGGTTTCGGTGAACTACGGAAAGAAGCTTTAAGAAAGGACGGAGGTGCTAACAATGCCTGAATGTTATTACTGCAAAGCAAAGGAACACTGCATCGCTGCCGCTCAACCGGGATCAGTGGTCTGCATGATAAATCGCCTGAAATACGGCGGAACACACGCGGATGACACTCCGCCGAGAACAGAAGCGGTGTATTGCCAGTTTTGCGGACAGCCGTTAAAGGTAATCGGTCAGAAACGGTTTTGCAATAATGTTCGCTGTCTGAACCGTTATAACGATGTCTGATAGGAGGACGAAAATGTACGAAACAGAAATTGAACGAATTGAAGCGGAAATGCGGTTGCTTGCGCAGGGTGACGCGTGCCTCTGCGAAGTATGCGAGTACGGAGGCACGGAGAGCCACGCTTGCGAGGATTGTGGTGACGATTGGCGTGGGTTTAAGTGGAGAGGACGTAAAGGCAGCATTACCGAAGCGGTAAACGAAGTAGGCGAGGACGTAAAGCCTGACCCGGTAAACCGCCCGGCACACTACACGTCCGGCGGTATTGAGTGCATCGACGCAATGCAGGCGGCGTTTGGCGCAGAGGCGGTAAAGGACTTTTGCCTGTGCAATGCCTTTAAGTACCTGTGGCGGCACAGAAGCAAGAACGGCGTGGAGGACTTAAATAAAGCACGGTGGTACCTGAATCGGCTGATTCGAGAGATGGAGGTTACGGACGATGATACTTAACATCCCTACCCCGATTGTCAACGCATATATTTGCGCTACCGTAATTTTTGGCGGTTGGATTCTGCTGTTTGGATTGCTCTGGTGTCTGTTGTTTATCGGCGACAAAACGATTTTTGAAATTGCGGCACATTGCAAATTCTGGCGTGCACTTGTCGAAGCTGCCTTTGAGCGAATCCGCACAAAGAGTCAGAAAGACGCTTATCCGAAAGAATGGAAGGAGAATAAAGAATGAAGTACAGAAAGAAACCTATTGTGGTTGAGGCTGTCCGGTGGACAGGTGACAACGGGAAAGAAATTGAGGCGTTTTGTGGAGCTGACATTATGTTTGGAACCATTTACGAACCTGATCCTGTTTCGGCTGCGTGCATCCACACTCTTGAAGGAAAAATGTACGCGCGTCCCGGAGATTATATCATCAAGGGTGTAAACGGCGAGTTTTACCCCTGCAAGCCGGATGTGTTCGCAAAGACGTATGAGGCGGTGGAAGAATGACCATCACTGATTTGCTGGTCAATCTGGACTGTATCCTGTGGCTGGTTCTGTTCTTCATTGCGCTGCACCGGGTCAAATTCTGGGACAGAAAATTCAGTGAGCTGCACGAGGAACTGATGATGACGATTCGGAAGAAGGACGAAAATGACGATTGATGAAGCTATCAAGGTAGCAGATGCCAACGCGGAACTCTATTCGAGCTTCGAAGGGTGGGGACAGGCGGTAAGTTTTTACGACACATGCGCTGCCATGCTGAAAGTAATGAAGAAGATGATCGAGGAAGGCAGACCGGAAGACGCGCCGAATGCGTGGCAGGAGCGCAGAAAGCGCGAGTACCGCGAGACCAAGGACCGGTACGAGAGGCCGCACTGGATGGTTACCAAGTACGAGGCGGGCGTGCTTGAGTATACGCCGAAGTGCTCGATCGAGCTGTTAAAACAGCAGAAAAAGCACATGGGCGAGTACCTGCACGATCTGGAAGTCGGCGCATTTGTGGAAGGGGTGGAATTATGAACGCGAATGAAGTAAACGCAGTGATCGACAATCTCGCGGACAAGCTCGGCCTGGCGGCCGGGAACGCGGCACAGCTCGTGCCGGAGTTTGCGAAATACAGCATCGCGACGGATGCTGTGCGGCTGCTGGCGTTCGGACTGATCGTCGCGGCGTGCGCGGCGCTCCTTATCTGGGCGGTGCGGCGAGACCCTGATCTGGGAGCCATTTCGGACTTGGTTTACATCGCCTGCGGCATTATCGGCGTGCTTTTTACGGTCGTGTTTCTGGACAGGCTGTTCGACCTTGTCGGGTGGCTCGCGTCGCCGCAGTCGGCAACCGTGAAATACATTCTGGGGGTTATGAAATGACCGGAAATAATTATCAGCGCCTTGCGATGCGAACTGCGACGGGCAAATGCTTCGACCCGGCAAATGCGGCGCTCGGCTTAACGGGCGAGGCGGGCGAGGCCGCGGACGAGGTGAAGAAGTGCCTTTACCAGGGACGTGAGTGGGATCCTGAGAAGATCATCGAGGAGCTCGGAGACGTGCTGTGGTATGTTGCCCTCATGGCGGACTACTTTAACGTTACCCTCGGCTTTGTGATGCAGCAGAACATCACAAAACTGAAAGCACGCTACCCAGAGGGATTTGACCCGGTGAGGAGCGTAAATAAGGAGGTTCTGCGCAAGGAAGCTTGCGGATTATCTGAACGCACAGGCAGACATTGCAGAATAGGAGGACAAGGAATGAATGAGAAATACTGCGTGATGTGCAAGGAAAAGCTCTGGGCAAATCCAATATACCGGATTAAGGTGGGAGAAGCGGAAGACGGCGGCGCGGCTGAGATGTGCCCGAAATGCGCGAAGAAATATGCAAATCACCTGCTTGAACGGGTGGACATGGCAGAACAGGCGGCGAAATTCATGGAGGAAATGGACAAGCGGCTGCACGTGAGCAAGATCCCGTTAAATGTGAGTGAGGACGAGTGACGTACAGTGAAGAAATCGCAAGATACTTACTATGGCGATACGCCGTGCGTGACGTGCGCATACTGGAGGCTGCTCGGCGGCTGCGTGAAGGGACAGAGCGGGACGTTTGCCTGTCACTACGCCATCATCGAGAAGCAGACGAGAGGCTGTGAGCCGGGCGAGAAGTGCGTATGTCGGAAAACGAAAGTGCGCAGGCGGAAGAGCTGGCACGGAACGGAGGTCGAAGTCACAGCACATGACAGCTAAGGAATGGCTGAATCGAGGGAGGGAGATCGAGCGGCGGCTCGCTTCCCTCGAGGAGGCAAAAAAAAGAGCCTATGCACGGGCAACGGGTGCAACGGCTGAGGTTCGTGACACGCCCGGCGGAAGCGGAGACAAGACGGCAAACCGCGCGGATGCTTACATCGCCCTCGGGGAACGCATAGAGCGCGAGCAGAAGCGTCTTGCGGAGACCAGAGGGGAGATTGTCGCCTTGTGCGGCAGAGTGCCTGACGGGACGCTCGCGGCGCTGCTGGCGTATCGGTATGTGTGCAGTATGAACTGGCGCGAAATCGCCGAAAAGCTGCATTACAGCGAGATGCACGTGAAGGGACATATGCACCGGAGAGCACTGCATCTTGTGGATAACTTAATACACAATAACACTTTATAGTGTGGTATAATAGTATCGTGGAAGAGCCCCAAGGGGGCAAAGCCACGGGTTCAGATTCCCTTCATCCTCCTGCTATTTCCCCCGCGTACCCGGCGGGGGAGCATGCCCACACCGCCCGCATGAGGACGGCGCAGGTAAACCTTCCTTTTCTGATGCCGGCGGCAACAGTCGCCGGTAATACGCCGCCAAGGCTGCATGAGGCTGCGGCGGCAACAAAAAAGACAGCCGGACAGGCTGCCCATAATCTGACGGCGTGGAAAGACACGCAACGGCGCAGCCTGCGGAACGGCTGCCTCCTATTCTGACAGCCCGGAAAGACGGGCAGTTTCCGAACTCCTGCCCCTGCTGCTGCAACAGCTCGGCGGGCGCGGCACGCTTGCAGGCGATGCCGCCGGGGTCGCGCCCCGCTGTAACCAGTCAGCCGGAAAACAAACCGATAGTAATTGTGGCACGCCGGAGAGCGACGGCGCACAGCCCAGAACGAGAGGGCGGCGGATGCACGCCAACGGACCGCGAGAGCCGAAAAGCTGCATACATGCGGATAAAAAAACAAGATCAACAAAAGAGAGGTGAAACACTCCTTCTCTTATACATTTCGTGGTATATTGTCTTATTTTGTAGCATGCCCGCATGAAAGAAGCTGGGAGACCATCGGTGAAAGCCCGACGTTCGCGCGGCGACAAGCGCACATACCCCGAAAGGGGTATACATCCCCCTCATACAGTCGTTAGTCGGTGCAAGTCCGGCGAGGGGGTTACATCTCCAAAAGACACAGCCCCCACACGCAGAAGACGATAGTCCGCGGTGGGGGTTGTGGTTATTTTCTTCGGAGGTCCGGCGGGCGCGGCGGTTACACTGTCAGCCGGGGGAAGCGGGTCAGCGCTCCCAGTCGGGGCGCTTGATGTTGACATCTACGGCGCGGCCGGTGTCGCGCTGGTACTGCTTCGCATAGGCAAGAGCCTTCGCGCGGTCTGTGCCGGGGTAGGTGGTGCGGGAGATCTCGCGGCTTGTGCCGTCCGGATAGGTGGCAAGCTCGGAAAAGTCGTAGTAGACCTTGTTTGCCCAGCGGTTACGGCGGCGCGTAAGGCTTGCCGATATGGTCGGCTCGGCGGTGACGAGATAGGCGGCACGCGCTGCCATATCCCGCCGGTACTGCTGCAACTCCTCGATATGGGCTTGCAGCTCGGCAATCTCGCGGGCGGCGGTATCGTCGGCACGCTTGAGCTCGTCAAGATCGGTGCGCTTTGCGGGATCGCGAAAGAATAACCAGATGCGACGCTCATAGTCGCCGTGCGGGGTATAATCAAGCATGAGTTACACAATCCTTTCTGCGGGGTTATACCGCCCCGCCCGGTGTAGGTGGCTCAGTCCATAGCGCAGTAGGTAAGGGCATCATAGCCCATATCGGCAAGCGCCTTGGTCATAGCCTCGGCTGCGGTCTCGCGCTTGTATGCCTGACCGGGCATCCGTAGGCAGATAACATAGCGGTTAGAGTAGCCCCAGCGGAAATAATCACCGCCTGCCTCCTCGCAAGCCTGCTTGACCTTGGCGGACTGCCAACGCGGAAGCAGGAGCGAGGGCGCATCTAAATTACAGGTGCCGCCGTCCTCAACCTGTGCGGCCACGTCAAGGGCGATTTCGTGCGCCTTGATCAGATCGTCGCGGAGCTTGGCGTACTTGCCGGTAAGCGGCTTCGGCTCGGTGTGTTTAATGGTGTTCATGGCGTGTACCTCCTGATTATTGATTCACTGATTCCCAAAAGATTTCAAAACCGCTTTCGGCGGGTTCGCCTGCTGCGCCGGATGATTCTTTATCAATCATATCGTCGATGTGCGCTTGTTCGTTCTTGTGCTGCCACGATAGCGGCTCTCCGCCTCGCCAACCATAATCGATTACATCATACTTCCGACCTCTGTATAAGTACGTCAGAACCGGAAAACCTTCCGGAGAGTATATCTTGCCGACAAATTTTGCTTTTATCATATCGCCACTGCCTTTCAAAAAAAATATGGCTGCGGGCTTTAAGGGTGAACCCGCGAGAACCTTTTAAGCATTGCCCATCATTTTGTTATATTCGGCGGTTTCCTCTGGGGTGAGATCGTATTCTTCCGGAATATCTTCTGCCAAATAATACTCAATAGACTGCTGGCCGAAGCCAACCCAGCGGCCATTCATGAATTCTTGAAAATCGACTTTTGCGCGACCGTGAGAAGCTGGAGTGATCTCGTAGCGATGCCATTCGCAAGTGCCTGCAATGTACACTTGATTACCTCCTGTTTGTTTTCGGTGGTTTGTGTTTTCCTTTGCTGTGACTATAGTATATCAGTTAACTGACGATGAATCAATGCGCATTCTATACAAATATCAGTTAACTTATTTGTGTAATGTGTCAGTTTACTGATATGGTCTGGATGTGCTATCATAGTAGCACAAGGAGGCTTGAAAATGGCAACACAGAAATACACAGGCACAGAGGCGCAGAAGAGAGCCAGCACCGAATATAACCGGCGGCGCGACAACATTATGCTGCGCCCGACAAAAGAGGAAGGCGCGCAGATCAGGCAGGCCGCAGCCGATGCGGGACAGAGCGTGCAAGGCTATGTACTGGGTGCTGTGCGCGTCCAGATGGACAAGGACAAGGAGGACAAAGCGTAGTGTATGATAGAGTAGATGCAAGCAGCGGCGAAAGCCTGTGCCGTACTATGGCGGAGGAATGCGATACCGCGATCTTAGCATTTTCCACAGGTAAGGACAGCATTGTAGCGTGGTTGCAGTTGAGGAAGTATTTCAAGCATGTAATCCCGTATTATTGTTACACTGTGCCGGGTCTGGAATTCGTCGAAAACAGCCTTGCATACTATGAGGACTTTTTCGGAACACACATTTACCGCCTGCCGCACAGATCGTTGTACCGCATGCTACGGAATCTGGTCTTCCAATCGCCGGAGCATGTAACCAGGATCGAGGCGTTGGATTTGCCCGGCGAAGAATATGATGATGCCGAGATCGGCGAGATCATCCGCGAATGTAAGCGACTGCCGGAATGCGTATACACTGCGACCGGCGTTAGAATGGCAGACAGTCCTATGCGGCGTATTGCCATGAAAACACATGGAGCGATCAACCACAATGCAAAGCGGTTCTATCCGGTGTTCGACTGGGTAAAGGCCGACCTGCTGCGCGAATTTGATGCAAGCGGTGTTCGTCTGCCGGTGGACTACAAACTGTTCGGCAGAACGTTCGATGGTATTGATTATCGGTTCTTGAAGCCGATCAAGGAGAATTTCCCGCGGGACTACGAGAAGATTATCACATGGTTCCCGCTGGCAGAGTTGGAGTTATTCAGGAGGGGCGAACTGTAATGGGATATTGGAACGACGACGAAGTAAAGGAAACAAAAGACAATCACATTGAATTAGAGCAACTCGAAGCTGAGTGCCTCGATGAGCTGGGAGATGTGGAGAAGGGTTTCCGTGAGCGCATGGGCGCAGAGAACAAGCGGTTCCGTGATATGTGCGACACTGAATACTGGTGCTGCATCTGTTTTACCAGTAGAGCGCAAAAAGAGGAATTTCTCGCATCCCTCGAATTCGACACTGATTTAAAGTATATCGAAGGTAAAGAATTCGCGCGGGCGGTCAAGCGTCCGATTAAAACCGAAGATATGAAGTTTGCGCGAGTCGGCAAAGGCTCAAAGGAATATTTGAGCAAAATCATTGGTGAATAAATATAACGGAAAGGATTATCTGCGAAAGATAGTCCTTTTTGTATATTTGAAAGGAGGTGTGAAGCATGGGTAGTGGTTATGGTAGTGGCAGACTTGCAAACCGTGGTCGTTCTGGCGGTGTGCGCCGTCGTAGCGTAGCGGTTGGCCGTCGTGCGGCTGGCGCTCGTGGCGCTCGCTCGTCCTCGACCTAAACAAACACAACTCAACAGACAAAACACCGGGAAGGTCTCGGTGCTTTTCTATTGGGTGAAAGGAGGTTAGGAAATGCCGAGAGGCAGACCGAAGAAAGTAATTGATCTTGAAGCTGTAGAAGAACTCGCCGCAGAGGGCAACACCCAAGCGGACATTGCGGACGCTCTGGACTTTGCGAGAGGAAACTTCCTGAATCGCAAGGATGTAAGGGCGGCTTATGTGCGCGGCGTGTCACAGATGCGCTTGCGTCTTAGACACTGGCAGGTACAGGCGGCTAAAGGTGGAAATATACAAATGCTGATATGGTTAGGTAGGCAGTACCTCGGGCAGAGCGATACCCCTGCACCGATGGAAAGCGACAACGACAACGGCGTGCAGCCGCTCGTTGATATGCTGATGAAGCCCGCACCGGACAGAGATATAAAGGATTTTGAAGATGGATAATATCCCCGCACCGTTCACGAAAAAACAAGTGGATTATTTCTATAAATCCCTTCATAGTTGGTTCAACGTGGCCGAGGGCGGCAAGCGTGGCGGTAAGAACGTATTGCAAACAACGGCGTTCTGCGCTCGATTGGAAAAGCACCCGAACAGATTCCACCTCATTGCAGGCGTTTCTACTGCGTCGGCAATGCTTAATATCATCGACTGCGACGGTTACGGCATGATTAACTATTTTGGCAAGCAGAATTGCCGGGTAGGTAAGTACCAGAACCGAGACTGCATCTACGTCAAGACGCGGAACGGCGCTGAGAAGATTGTGCTTGTATCCGGCGGTCGTAAAGACGGCGACGAGAAGAACATCAAGGGCAACACTTACGGCCTTGCGTATATCACCGAGGCAAACGAGTGCCACCCTAAGTTTGTGCAGGAAGTCTTTGACCGTACCATGACGAGCGGCGACCGTGGCATTTATCACGATCTTAACCCGAAGGGCGAGAACCACCCGTACTACACGGACGTGCTCAACTTCCATATGGAGAAGCAGCAGGAGAACCCAAACTACGGCTTTAACTACGGACATTTCACCATTGCAGACAACCTTTCCGTATCGGATGACCGCTTGAAAGAAATTCTTGCGACATACGACCGCAAGAGCATCTGGTATCAGCGTGATATCCTCGGTATGCGACGTGTTGCAGAGGGTCTGGTTTATCCTATGTTCTCGACCGAACTGCACGTTACGGATGGTGAAGGTTCCGGCAATCGCTGGTTTGTGTCCTGTGACTACGGCACGATTAACCCGACCGTGTTCCAGCTTTGGCGGTTTGATGAAATGACCTGCAAATCAACTTGCGTGCGTGCGTATCGGCACGACAGCCGCAAGGAGAAGAAACAGAAAACAGATGAGGAATACTACGCCGATCTTGAAACGTTCGTTGGTGGTCAGTATATCGAGGCGATCATTATTGACCCCTCGGCTGCATCGTTCAAAGAAACAATCCGCAGACACGGTAAATTCCGTGTGCGTGACGCAGACAACAGCGTGCTTGACGGTATCCGCCTGATGGGAACGCTGCTTGCCGCTGGTTATGCACAGTACAATGCAAGCTGTACTGGAGCAATCGACGAATTCGGCATGTATATGTGGGACGATAAATCCCCCGAAGATGCGGTTATCAAGGAGTTCGACCATGATATGGACGCATCACGCTATTACTTCCAGACGATAGTGCGCCGAGAGGTTAGAGCAAGGGGGCTTGTGAATGTTTGAACGGTTGAAGCAGTTAATAAAGGCGGTGAGGCAAGCAATGATTCCGGCAAACAAAATTGAAGAACTGACAGGGGCGACGGCGGTCTATGATTCCACGATGCAGTCAAACATTGACCTGTGGCGACGGATGTATATGGACGATGCCGAGTGGCTCGGTCAGCACGGCAATCGGAATGTTACGTCTTGTGGCCTGCCGTCGGCTATCTGCCGAGCAGTAGCACGCCCAACCACCATTGAAAGCACCATCACTGTTGATGGCGGCGCACGAGCAGAGTTTCTGAATGAAAGCCTGCGCGGTATGATTCCGCATATGCGAATTGACGTTGAGAAGGGCCTCTCGGTCGGCGGTTTCTTCTACAAGCCTTTTGTCACAGAGAACCGTGTGCTTGTGGACTTTAACACAGTCGGCAGCGCGTACCCGGTCAGTGTTGACAGCAACGGCGAAATCACAGCGGCGGTATTCGCGGATACCAAGCGAGAAAAGAACCGCTATTATACCAAGCTGGAGTATCACGAGCTGAAAGGCGGCGTGTACACCATCAAGAACAAGGCGTACAACTCCGACAAGAACGGTAGTATTGGCTCGGAAGTGCCGCTGAATACCGTAGAGGACTGGGCACAGATTGCACCGGAAACGACGATTCAGAACGTAGAACGTCCGCTTTTCGGTTTTTTCAAGGTGCCGATTGCAAACAACATCGAGCCGGAAAGCCCGCTCGGTGTGTCGCTTTACAGCGGCGCAGCGGTAGATCTCATCCGGCAGGCTGACCAACAGTGGGAACGGCTCATGTGGGAGTATGAAAGCGGCGAACGCCGTATCCTGATGAGCGATTCCGCGATTCCGCAGCGCGTCGTAGATGAGCACGGCCTATCTCACACGAACCCATTGCTCCGTGACCGCCTGTTCCGCCGCATGCCGTTTGAAGACGTAGACTTTTATCAGGAGTTTTCACCGGAATTCCGCAACGATGCACTATACAAGGGCTTCCAAGACACCTTGAAAATGATCGAGCTGAACTGCGGCTTGTCTTTCGGTACGCTGTCAGACCCGCAGACAGTCAATGCAACTGCTACCGAGATCGTATCCAGCAAGCAGACAATGTATGTCACTGTGAGGGATACGCAGGCGGCACTTGAACACGCTCTGAACGGCCTGTTGTACGGCATGGACGTATACACCACCCTTTACGGTCTTGCACCTGCTGGCGATTGGGATTTGCAGTGTGATTGGGGAGACGGCGTTGTGCAGGACACCGAGAGCAAGCAGAAAGAACTTGCGGATATGCGCAATGACGTTTCTGCCGGTCTTATTCGAGGTGAGCTGTACATTGCAAAGAAGTACGGCGTAACCGAGGAAGAAGCGCGGGCAATGATGCCGGGTGCTGAAAAGCTAATAGATGACGAGAAATGACCGGCTATCAGGAGGACGGAACATGGATAAACACAATTATTTACCCCGCGTAAGGTGCAGAGGGTATGAAGGCGATTTAATCTCTGTCGAACAGACATTCTGCGAATCGGTTTTGGGAGCAAATCCCACAGCACGTTATGAACTGGTTATTTCGCCTGAACGTGACGTAGAAATCAAAATCGGCTGCGTTTCTTGGAACGAAATCGAACAACTTTGAAAATCGAATAATCGGTTTTGAAAATCGCATAGCACACTTTGATAAAGTGAATCCAGCGCCGAAAGGCGCTTTTTTCATGCCCGCAACGGCATTAAACTACGGGAATTGGCTATCCTGCAAGCCTAAAAGTGCAGGCAGATCGGTGACGGCGACCACCTAAAACGCCTAATCTGAAAGGAGTACACACATGAAGAAAGAAGAACTGTTGGAAATCGGTCTGACTGACGAACAGGCAGATAAGGTATTTGCACTGAACGGCAAGGATGTTGAGAAGTACAAGCAGCAGGCGACAGACGCAAAGAAAGACGTTACCGACCTGCGCGAACAGCTCACCCAGCGCGACAAGGACATTGAGGACTTGAAGAAGAACGCGGGTGACAAGGACGATTTGCAGAACAAACTTGATGAGCTGCAAAAGAAGTACGACACCGACACCGCAGACTTTCAGAGCAAACTTGATGCGCGAGACTATGCGGACGCGGTACGCTCCGGCATTGCCGCAAAGGGCATCAAGTTTACGTCCAAGGCGGCAGAAAAGGCATTTATCGCTGACCTGACCGTAAACAAGCTGGAGTTGAAGGACGGCGCGCTGACCGGCTTTGACGATTACTGCAAGAAACAGCAGGAATCCGACCCGGCGGCATTTCAGAGCGAAAAACCCGCTCCGACGTTTGCAAATCCGATTCAGAATCCCGCACCGCACGCGGTAAGTGCTGCCGGTCTGGCTGCACAGCGGTATTCCGCACAGTTCGCACCCAAAGGAAAGGAGTAAATAACCCTATGGGAACTTATGTAAACAAAGCTGACGGTGCACGCAAGCCGTCTATCCTCGCAAGCGAAGTTGGTCTGATTACCAAGACCCGACTCATCCCCGCAACTCTCGGCACCGCTGACGGCAATCGAAAGGTTGTCAAGCAGGGCACTATCTTCCCGCTGAACGACAACACCGCAGAGGGTATCGTGTTTGAGGACGTGGATGTAACCGACGGCGACCGTGTAGCTGCTGTTATTGTTGCTGGCCGCGTATATGCAAACCGTCTGCCCGCACAGCCGAGCGCGGACGATAGCTCCAAGACTGGCGCAAAGTCCACCCTCGAAAAGAGCGGCGTTGTTTTCGTAGACGCGCCGGAAACCACCAGAGCGTAAAGGAGTAACAACCTATGGAATTTGTAGAACTGCTGAAAGAAGCTGAACTGCTGGACTTCGGTCAGAATTTCAACATTGCACGCCCGGAGCTGTCCGGCGACCGTCTGTTCCCTGACCAGAAGACGCAGAATATCACCGCAAAGTACCTCGCAATGTCTGACAGCGCATACCTGCCGACCATGGCAACCGTGCATGCGCTCGACGCAGAGGCACAGATCGGCTCCCGCCCGACCGCAAGCATCGTAACCGTTGAGAAGCTGCTCATCAAGCGCAAGATCAACCTTTCCGAGCGTGTCCGCCTGCTCCGCAACCACGGCGTAAGCACCAACAACGAGATTCTCGACTATATCTTTGACGATATGGCGCGTCTGGCCGAGGGTGTAAAGACCCGTACCGAGGTTGCAAAGCAGGAGCTTCTTGCAACCGGCAAGATGACCATCAACGAGAACCACGTCAACACTACGATCGACTTCGGCGTTCCGACCGACCACACGAACAAGACTTTCGATTGGTCTACCGAGGCAAAGGCAAAGACCATCCTCGACGATATTCAGGGCGTACGCGACGCTGCTATTGCAACCGGCCGTGTACTGCGCGAGATCGTCACCAGCTCTGCGGTTCTCAGCCTGCTTGCTAAGAGCGCTGTTATCCAGAACGCGCTGTTCGGCTCTGCTTTCGCTGGCCGTCTGGCAACTCAGGACGAGATTACGAGCCTGTTCTCCCGTCTGTTCGGCATCGAGCGCATCACTGTAAATGATCAGGTTTACAACTACGAAAAGGCAGACGGCACGCTGACCACTCAGCGCTACTTCCCGAAGAACAAGATTGCGTTCCTTGCAACCATGGCAAACGGTTCGTTCGGTGCTGGCCTGTGGGGTGTAACTCCGGAGGAGGAAGCACAGGGCGCATTTACTGCTGCCTCGCAGAACCAGTACATCACCATGACCCAGTGGCAGACCCCCGACCCGGTTGCAATCTGGACTAAGGCATCCGGTATGTTTATCCCGGTTCTGCCCGACCCGAACGGCCTGTACATTGCAACTGTAACCCTGCCGTCGTAAAGAAAGGAGCAATCCGCCGTGTACGCAAACTATGACTTTTACCGCACCTGTTACAAGGGTAATCTGATTGATGAGAAGGATTACGACCGCGTAGCGGGGAGAGCGGCGGATATTATCTCTTGCGCAACGCTCGGACGCTCTGATGGCGTTCTGAGCGATACTGTAATGCACCGAGTAAAACGCCTTAACTGTGCGCTGGCAGAAGTCATGCACAATCAGGAAACCGCAGAAACCGCCGTCTTTTCTACGGACGGCGGCGCGGTATCCTCTGAGAGTGTCGGCTCGTGGTCTCGCAGTTACGGTGCTAACTCTGCTATTGCTGCACAGGTGCAGAGCATTGAAGATCGGCAAAAGCGACTTATCGCACAGTATTTGTGCGGTACTGGCTTACTCTATGGCGGTATCGGCTGATGAAGTATCCTATTACTCCGGAATACCTTGAAAACGCGCCTAAACCGCTTGTAAAAGCAATCCTTGCAATGGAAGATGACCTGTTGCGTGAGATTTGCTCTCGATTCAAGTTGACCGGCGAACTGAACGAGGTAACGATCAACGACATACGCACGCTGAAAACCTATGGTCTGGATATGGATACCATCGAACGTCGTATCGCAAATCATACCAAGGCCAGCACGGAGGAAGTGCAGGATGCGCTTGACCGCGTTGTAAAGCTGAACCGTGAGTATTACGGCGAGCTGTCCGACAAGGCGGGTATTACAATGCCGCTCGAAATCGTGACGGCGCGAGAAATTGAACTGATTCGCAAGCAAATGCTCGATGAGTACCGCAACATTACCCGTTCTTTGGGTTTTGCTGTGCAGACGAACGGCGAAATCGTGTTCCGCCCTATCGCAAAAGCCTATCAGGTTGTGCTTGATAAGGCGGAAATGAAGGTTTACTCTGGCGGATTTACGGTGCAGCAGGCGCTTGAAGATGCTGTACGGGAACTGTCTGACAGCGGTATTCGCACCGTTGATTATGCGTCCGGTTGGATGAACCATGCTGACGTTGCGGCGCGGCGTGCTATTGTAACCGGTCTGAATCAGGTTACATCCAAGTATGCCGAAGAAGCGGCTGAGGTGTTGAAAACCGACTTATACGAAGTGACAGCCCATCGTGGAGCACGCGATAAGGACAAACCGCACGTTTGGTCAAATCATAAGCGCTGGCAAGGCATGGTATACGCCATGAAAGACGGCAGCAAGTACCCGAACATCTACAAAGTTTGCGGATTGGGACAGGTTGACGGTCTGGAAGGGGCAAACTGTCGGCACCACAGGCATCCGTTTTTGGAAGGCGTTTCCGATCGCGCCTATACGGATGATGAACTAAAGAACATCGACCCGCCGCCGTTTGAGTATCAGGGAAAGATGTACACCGCCTACGAAGCGACGCAGATGCAGCGCAAGTTGGAAACAGCTATGCGGAAGCAGACACGGCGTAGGATGGCGTTTGAAGCTGCCGGGGATACCGAGCAAGCCGACAATGCAAAGATACGTCTGCAAGCGTTACGGCGCGAATACAAGGCGTTTTCCGAAGCGGCAGAATTGCCGACACAGTTTGAAAGGGCAAAGGTGACAGCATGAAATTACCGCACACCGTGACGATCTTTCAGCCGTCCGGCAGAACAGTGCTTACAGGCGTGTTGCTGGAAAGCACCAGAGGCACAGCGGCAACGAAAACCGCACTCAACAGCGCGGATTCCGTCACGCTGCATATCCCTCTACCGTGCGAACTTACGCTATCGTCTGAAAAGGACTATTTCGCCCGTGGTGACGTTCCGGACGAGGGCAGTTACCAGAAATGCCGTGAGAAGCACGAGACATACCGGGTGACAAGCGTTTCACGCTATGACTACGGCCTGTTGCAGCATTTGGAGGTGGGTGGACGATGATTCACTATTCTCTGAATCTGAAAGTGCCGAAAAACGTACTGGAAAAGCGCGTCGTAAAGGCTAACAAGTGGCTTTGTGAGGAAATCATCAAGGACACCGATCAGTTTGTCCCCGCGCGAACCGGAGCACTGGCAATGAATGTGCACCGACAGGGGAGTACCATCGTGTACGCCTCTCCCTATGCACGATTCCAGTATTACGGCAAGGTGATGATTGACCCCGCAACCGGCAGTACGTTTGCACCCAAGGGCACACGCAAGGCGTTGACAGACCGGAACCTCAAATACAGCAAGGGGATGCACAAGAATGCGCGTTCTCACTGGTTCGAGGCAAGCAAGGCGTTGAATGAAACGCGCTGGATGGAAGGAGTGCGCAAGATTTTGACCGATGAGTGAGAAATTGAACACGGTAACAGCTCGTGAACAAGACGGTGTCTCACGGGCTGTCCTTTTATGGCTGAAAGGCTATGCTCCCGAAATCGAATTTGAATATCTCCCGCCGGAACGGTCAGGCATGATGCTTACCAGTGTACAGAGCGCGTATAAAACCGCACAGTACATTGACGGCGGATATGCTGCACAGTACCCGTTCGGCGTGATGTATCGCGCCCTGCCGACTGACAGCGAGGAACGTCTCGACGTTGAATCCTTGCTGAATGAGCTGGGAGCATGGGCGGAAGAAAACCCGCCTGATCTCGGCGAGGGAATGACCGTCACATCTGTTGAGCGAACGACCCCTGCGGGGCTTATCGCTCGATACGAAGATTTAACCGAGGATTATCAAATCCTCTTAACCATTAACTATGAAGTTGAGGTGTAAAAATGGCAACTGAAAAGATTAAACGTCCTCTGATTGCGCACTTTCTGGATACTACCGAGAAGATGGGTGAGTATTCCACTGCAAAGTGGGCACGAATCGGCAAGAACGTAACCGAAGCATCTACGGACTATGGTGCACAGACCGAGACCGAGCAGGACATTATCTCTGATTCTGCAACTACTGAGATTACCGGCTATCAGCCGACCATGAGCGTTTCTCAGCAGTGCACCAAGGGCGACGATGTGTTTGAGTTTATCGACAAGAAGCGTCGCGCTCGTGCTACTCTGGCAGATTCTCACGCATGGCTGCTGAATGTGGATATGTGGAATGCTACCAGTGATAGTGACACTGCGACTTATGTTGCAGAAGTACAGGAAGTATCTGTACAGGTTGATACCTACGGCGGCGCAGGCGGCGAATCCCCGACGCTGGAATATACGCTGAACTATGTAGGCGACCCGATTCCGGGCACTGTTAAGATCACCGGCGGCGCACCGGTATTCACTGCGAACGTATCCGTATAAGGAGGTAACGAGGAATGGATAGTATCCGCGTAAACAGCGGCGTAAAGGTTATTGAAGTCAACGACAAGGGAGAGACGATCTCCCTTCCGCTGTCTGATGATAGCTTTGTCAAAGGCTTTTTCGACCTGCTGAATGAAATCAAAGACAAGGCAACGGCTATTTCTGAGAAGAAAGGCGACGTTCTGGACACTCTGGACGATATCGTGGCGTTTGACAAAGACGTTAGGGACAAAATCGACGCGCTGATTGGCGAAAATACTTGCGCGAAGGTGTTTGGTGCGGTTCTTCCGTCCTCCGACCAGTTCCTTGATTTCTTCGCACAGCTTACCCCCATCATTGACAGCCACGTTGAGAAGCGTGCAGCAAACATGAGCAAGTACAGCGCGGAGCGTGTCGGCAGTGTTTAACATGTTGCTCGACCGCCTGCCAAGCTCTTACAAAGGGTATCTGATTCGCACGGATTACAGAATCGGCATTCAGATTTCCCTTGCACTGGACGACCCGAATTTAAGCGATAATGACCGTGTATGGGTGGCATTATCCTTGCTTTATGGAGCAGGGATGCCACCCATTGACATTGCACTGGAAGGCTTGCAGTGGTTTGTTCGCTGTGGCGACGATAGAGAGATTGAACCCGGCGGTAAACGCATGATGTGGTTCGATTTCGACTCTGCACGGTTGTACGCATCGTTCCGGCAGACGTTTGGCATTGAGCTGCACAAGGTCAATCTGCACTGGTTTGAGTTTATGGCAATGATGGAAAGCCTTAACGAAGATTCGGCAATGTCTCATGCCCTGCAAATCAGAGGCACGGACACAAGCAAAATGAAGGGAAAACAGAAACAGGAATACGAACGTCTCAAGCGTAATTTAACCCCTGCACCCGCACTTTCCGAAGAGGAAAAGGAAGCTATTGACGCTTTCTGGGCGCAGATCAATTAGAAAGGCGGTGAATAAATGGCGGATGGCTCTATCAGAATCGACGCTACTGTAAGCGACGAACAAGCGAAAAAGCAGATTGCACAAATGACGAAAGACATTGAAAAGCAATCGGCCGCCGTAGATAAACAAGCCGCAAAGGTACAAAAACTTGCTGAACAGTGGAACAAGGTAGCCGCTGGCGGCACGAAGGGCATTAAAATGCAAGCCGACCTTGCAGCAACGGAGAAAGAAGCCGCACGTCTGGCTGCTCGGTTGGATGAAGTAAACGCTGAGATTGAAAAGGCTCAGAGCGATTACAACACCAAACTGAACCAGGCGGCAACGGGCGCAATCCCACAGGAGGAATTCTCGGAATCGGCGCAAAAGCTGAATTCGCTTGTTGCTGAATCGGATAAATTGGGCGAAGCTCTTCGAAACGCAGATGATAAAGCGGCACAACTGAAACAACAGCTTGCCGAGATCAAGCAATCGTCCACGATGAGCAGCGCCGGTCAGAATGTACGGCAAAGCCTTGACAATGAGACGACGCAGTTAGGTAACATGAAGGCCGGGCTGAAACAGTCCAAATCGGAAATGAACGACTTCGTAAGTCAGACAAATTCCAAAATGGCTAAGCTGAAACGAGTTGTTGCGGGTTTAGGCGCTGGCTTGAAAACGTCTGTCGGCAGTCTGCAAAATTCGCTCGGCGACAAATTGGGCGCTGCGATTGACAAGCTCAAATCCAAATTCTCCAATTTCGGACGTTCCAGCCAAAAGTCCATGAAGAAAGCAACGGGCGGCGTGCAGTCGTTCGGGGTGCGTCTGCGATCTATCGTTGCGGGCGCGTTGTTCTTCAACTTGATTTCCAAAGCGCTTACGGCAATGGCTGACCGTTTGGGCAAGGCTCTGCTTGCGAACAAGACGTTTGCAAAGTCGTTCGGACAGGTGAAAAGCAACCTGCTGACGGCGTTTCAGCCTATCTATGAATCTATCATCCCATGGCTGAATAAGCTGATGCAGGCTCTTGCACAGGTAACGGCACAGATGGCGCAGTTTATCGCGTCTGTGTTCGGTACGACCGCACAGCAGGCACAGGAAAATGCAAAGGAACTGAACAAGCAAACGGATGCACTGGATTCCACGGCATCGTCTGCGAAGAAAGCTGAAAAGGCTCTTGCATCGTTCGATACAGTCCAGAAATTAACCAATAACACAACCGACCCGAGCGCACCTAAGTTTGATACGGATTATTCCGCAGCAAAAAATCAGACACCGCAATGGCTCACTGACTTCTGGAAAGTATTTCAGGATTCGTGGGCGCAGTACGGACAGCAGACTATTGAAAGCGCAAAGAACGCTCTTTCTGCGCTGAAAGACATGGTTTCCGCTATCGGTCAGTCGTTTATGGCAATCTGGACGAACGGAACCGGACTTGAAACGCTTAACAACATTCAACTGCTGTTGCAAACCATCTTCGATCTGATTGCCGCCATTGCAACGGCGTTTACCAATGCGTGGAACACGAACAACACAGGCGAACAAATGCTGCAATCAATCATGAACTTGCTGAATACGATAATTCAGATTATCACATCTATTGGGCAGGCGTTCATTGCAGCATGGAACGATGGTAACGCGGGACAAATCATGTTGCAGGCTATCATGACAGCGATTACGAATGTTGTTAGCTTTGTAAATTCCATCGGTCAAGCGTTCATTGTTGCTTGGAATCAAGCCGGTTTGGGCGAAAGCATTATGGGACACATCATTTCCATCATCACGAACATTGCAAACGCAATCGGCAATATCTCACAGAGATTGCAGGAAGCGTGGGAGAAGAACAATAATGGCGTGCAAATTTGGGAAGCAATTCTCGGCATTGTTGATTCTATCCTCGGATTTATTGACCGAATCACGGAAGCTACTGCACAATGGGCGGCACATCTTAACTTTGAGCCGCTTATGGAATCTATCAAGAATATCCTGCAAGCAATCAAGAATCTTGCGGATTCGCTCGGTGATGTACTGGGTGATTTGTACGAAAATGTCGTCCTTCCGATGCTGACGTGGGTAATTCAAACCGGATTGCCGGGTTTGATTAACCTGCTTGCAAGCGTGATTCAGTTCCTTGCGGAGCATAAGACATTGCTTGCACTTCTCACTGACGCAGTAATTGGCTTTGTTACAGCGTTCAAAATTACTTCTATCATTCAGCAGCTTGCGTCTATGGCAACGGCAATCGGAAAGGTAGTCTCCGGAATTAGCCCGCTGACGGCTGTATTGGCTCTTGTAATTGCGCTGACTGCCGGAATTATGAGTGCATGGAGCAATCTTACTCCTCTGGAACGTGCAACAACCGTTATTTACGGAATTGTTGCCGCTGTTGCTGCATTGGCTGTTGCACTTGGTGCGGTCACGGGTCCAGCGGGAGCGATTGCGGCGGCGGCTTCGATTGCCGTCGGCATAGGCATGGTAGCCCTAAATACCAGCAAAGCGAACAAGCGTTCTTCATCCGGTACGCGTGCTTATAGCGGAGAATTTTCACGTCCAGTTGCATTTTCTCTGGATTCGGTTCCGCACCTTGCAAACGGCGCGGTTATCAGTCCGAACAGTGAATTTCTCGCTCTGTTGGGCGATCAGAAAAGCGGCGTGAACGTAGAAACCCCGCTGTCTACCATGATTGATGCGTTTAACGCGGCACTGGATGCACGCGGCGGCACCGGAAACAGCAGTCAGCCTATCGAGTTGTACATCGACGGCGCGAAGTTTGCACGCATTACCGGACCGTACAACAGCGGCGAAACGCGGCGGCGCGGCGTGAGCCTTGTAACAGGAGGTGCATAAATGGAACTTACCGTAGACGGCAAGAAATACAACGTCCTTGTTACAAGCCTTACCCGTAAATTTCAGGTGCTTGACGGCGAGAACGCAGAAAGAACACTCAGCGGCACAATGATTCGCGACATTATCGGTACGTTTTACAACTACGAGATTACGATTCTTCCCGCAGTTGGCAAGTACGGCGACTACGATGCGCTGTACGAGGTTCTGAGTGCACCGCAGGACAGTCACAGAATTGTTGTTCCGTATGCACAGAGCACGCTTACGTTTAACGCATATGTTACTGCTGGACAAGATAACCTCATTCGCAAGAAACCCGGAGAAGCATACTGGACGGGGCTTTCCGTTCAGTTTATCGCAATGGCACCGCAAAGGACGTGACACATGGGAACCAATACAATCACATATCTTGACCGCACGTTCGATGCACACGATGTAATCAGCGGAAATGCGTACTATGCGCGTCCGCTGAACAGTGCCTCGCTGGAAATCGACACGTTTTCCTTTGATGTGCAGTCGGATGATACCAGTTTAACGGAGTTTATCCGTAACACCCCACTGACTTTCTACCATGACGGAAATCAGATGGGGATTTTTTATGTGCAGACAATCTCTCGCACCTCTATCAACACTTACCACTTTACCTGCACCTCTACCGTTGGTCTGTTGGATGAAACCTACCACGACGGCGGTATTTATACCGGTGAAACCGTGCGCGAAGTTTGTACGGATATTTGCTCACCGCTGACCTGCTATGTTAAGTCCAACATTGCCAACATCAAACTTTACGGTTGGCTGCCTATTGCAACTCAGCGCGAAAACCTTGCGCAAGTGCTGTTTGCTGTCGGCGCAACACTGAAAGTGGACTACAACGGCGCAATCCGCATTGAGGGTTTGTGGGACGGACAATCCAGCGAAATTACCGCAAGCGAAATGTATGCGGGCGGCTCGGTGGAATATGCAACCCCGGTTACGGAAGTTATCGTTACTGAGCACGCCTATTCGCAAAGCACGACGGAAGTTACGGAACTGTTCAACGGCACTACCTCGGCGGGCGATAAGATCACATTTGACGACCCATGCTATGACCTCGAAGCCACAGGCTTTGCAATCACAGAGAGTGACGCGAACTACGCTATCGTTACCGCTGGTTCCGGCGTACTGAACGGCAAGAAGTACACTCACGTTACTCGGCAGATTGTCACCCCGACAAACACCCGCAGTCGCAGTCTGGTTGAACAGTCGGACAACACGGTAAAGGTTGAGAACGCAACGCTTGTCTCGCTTGCGAACGCAACAGCCATTGCAGAACGCCTTGCTGAGTATTACAGCCATAACGAGCGTATCAATAACAAAATCGCTATTAAACGTGAGATTCCCGGCGATGTGGTGCAGATTTCGCACCCTTACGGCGGTAAAGTGACTGGATGCATTGAAAGTGTAGATGTCACCGTGTCTGGAAAACTGGCAGCACAGGAAAGCGTGCTGGTTGGCTACAAGCCGCAGGATATCGGTGAGCAGGAATATTACGACTATGTTGACGTGCTTACAGAATCCGGAACATGGACTGTTCCAGATAACGTTACAAGTATCCGTGTTGTGTTAATTGGCGGCGGTCAAGGCGGTCAGGCTGGCGCGCGCGGCAGCGACGGCAATATCGACCCGACCAAAAAAACAACAGGATCCGGTTCCTCGCGCAGTGAATATTACGGTTTTGCGCCAGGCGGTGAGGGAGGTGCCCCCGGAAGCCCCGGCGACGGCGGCAAAATAATGCAAGCAACAATCACCGTTTCACCGAATGAATCTATTCCGTATACGATAGGTTCAGGCGGCGCGGGCGGCGAATCCAATCTTGCTATTGGCAACGCTGGCGGGGCTACACTATTCCGAGATTTGACTTCGGAAGATGGAGCGAGCAATGTTGATGGCTTTACTGATACGTTTTCCGGAACTACCTACGCCCAAGTCGGCATAAACGACGGCGTTAGTGGGGCAAAAGGAACGGGTGGTAATAGCGATTCCTCAACCAATCTCAATACAGAAACATTGACATATGACGGTGTTGTGTATCAACCAGGCAAAACCGTAGTTAGTCGAGTTACGCAGAGATACAGTTCAGGCAGCGGCACATATGGCCGAATTTGGCTATATAACGGTCTGGGCGGAGGCGCTTGCGCTGGTGCAAACGGCGGAGACGGCGAACTGGCAATTATCGAACCAGATGAAGCTGATGGAAAAAAAGACGGAGTTTCCTTCTTATCCGGCGGCAACGGTGGTAAGGGCGGCACACCTCCGAAACGTCCGACACCTGAAATGATAGGACGCGGCGGATATCCCGGACACGGCGGCGGCGGTGGCGGTGGTAAAACCAGTTACACCACGAACTATATTGGCTATTACAACGCATATAAAGCACGAGAACCGAAAGTCGGCGCGGGCGGAGATGGCGGCGCGGGCGGTGACGGTGCGCCGGGCTGCATCTTGATTTACTATTCCAAACCGAAAACTGGAACCGAAACAGGCCCCATCCGTGACAAGAACGGGAAAATCATTATCGACAAATTCAAAAGAAAGCTGGTGGTTTAATGGCATACAACGGAAAGTACACAAGCGAGCAAATTGACGCGCTGCTCGACGCGCTGACCGCCGGTAGCGCGGGTTACTACACCAGCCAGTACAGCGGCGAGGAAATCGATGCGGCAGTAACCAAGACCAACGACAGCACGAGCGGCAATAACGCGCTGAAAACGACGCTGGATGCACTGGCGGCTCGTGTAACGACATTGGAGGGCGGCGCATGATTTACTTCAAAGACTGGCTTATCCACGCAGACTGCGAGGTCATTGCCCGCCAGCGTGATAATCTGACGCGCTCCATCACAGTTACAGGTGATCTCCCGCCTGACTGGACGTGGGAAATGTATGTGTCAGCGGGCGTAAACATGGATATCCTGCCGATGCGGCAGGACGAAACCGGAATCTCGGTGTTGCTGATCGCGCAGAACCTTCCTGTTGCAGGCGAATATGCTTTCGAGCTGCACGGCAAGCAAGGCGAGAAAACGCGCAGCACAAACCGGATTCATGTATACATCCCGCCTACGATGAGCGGTGACGCACACTGGCCGGAAATTCCGACAGCGTTTACCGCATTGGAAAAGCGAATGCAAGCGCTTGCCAACACTTACCCGACCATTGGCGATAACGGCAACTGGGTAATTGCGGGCAAGGACACGGGCGCAAGCGCGAAGGGCTTAACTCCGTTCATCGGAGACAACGGTAACTGGTGGATTGGCGAAGAAGATACCGGCGTACCTGCATCGGGCGGCGGGCATGGCAACGTGTTTTCAAATGATGTTTCCGCTATTCGCGTTTTGACCCGTGCAGAGTATGACGCAATCGAAAAGCACGATGAAACTATGCTTTATCTGATAACGGGGTGACGGAATGTATATCGGAGACAAAAGCATTATCGCGTATTTCTTAGGAAAGATGGGAATTTACGAGGCGTATTTGGGCGATGAATTGCTCTATCGCCGCAAGAGTTCCTACCTTTACCTTGAATTAAACACAAAAGGAGTATAAAACATGGCATCTTTCTTTAATTTAACGTTGGATACGACCGCGCCTGCCGGACTTACCCTCAAACTGAACAACGGTGCTGCTTATGCGACCAGTACGGCGGTAACGGCAACGATCGGTCTGACGGATACCGAAACTACCGGCTACCAGATGAAGATTTGGGGCGTGGCTGGTGCGGAAACGGAAGCCGAAGCGGCATGGGCTACGTTTGCAGAGTCTAAGGCAATCACGCTTGCAAGCGGAGACGGTCAGAAAACCGTATCTATCAAGGTACGCGACGACGTAGGCAACGAAACCGAAACTGTTACCGCGAAAATCACGCTGGATACTGCCGTTCCGGTTGTTACGATTACCGGCCCGGACAAGAGCAAGATTTCCAAGGTGGCAACCTTCAATGTATCTGCATTCTCGTTCTCTGCAAATGCGGACTTCGAGGAATACAAAATCAAGGTTGTTCCGAGCGAATCCAGCCTTGAAAACGCCGGTACGCAGATTCCGGTTACTGCCGGTTCTACCAACACCAGCGGCACTGAGGGCGGCTACAAGGCCGACACTGCAATCAATGTCACTATCAACGGCGCAGACCTCGAAGCTGCATCTTCTGGTGACGGCGTGAAGATCGTCAAGGTGTTCGTAAAGAACGCTGCCGGTACTTGGAGCGTGGCGTAAATGGCAGCTCCGAATCTGACTTTTTCCATTACAGGAGAGAAGATTTCGGCGGTTTCTGGCTTCGACAAGGTGATTGTTGCATTTCAGTCGGACATTCCGTATCAGGCATTCGAGTGCCGCGCTACGAAGTCCGGCGAGGAATGGGGCAGAGGGAGAGGAACGCTCATTGCGTCCTTCTCTCAGACCCCTGCCGCAACACAACGACAGTTTGAAGTCTACGACGATTTCTTGCTTTCCGGTGATGGCACTTACCGCATTTCCCTCTACGCGCAAGGCATGGATGGCAGTTGGAACGACAACTGGGGCTTTATCCCGTCTGATAGCAACGAAACCATGCTTGACGCAGACGGAAACGAATTTCTTTGCATGAAGGAGTGATGGCATGGCTTACAATTCCTCGCATACCGGCGCACAGATTGATGATGCGGTCGGCAAAGTAATTGAAAAGTCGGGAACATGGGATAACAAGCAGGACAAAATAAAGGGCAAGAAAGGGCAGTATGCAGGTTTTACAGAAGACAATGTACTTGGCGCTGTAAATGCTCCGAGTTCTGGCGGTGGTTCAATCATCACCATCACGTTTGCGGCTGATTTCGTCGGTCAAGCGTGGACGCTCTCCGGCGGCGATGAAACCTACACCGGCACGGTGGACAGCAGCCTGACGGCAACGGTCAGCGTGCTGGGCATCAACACGACGTACACGCTGAGTGCATCGCTGTCCGGCGTGACGTACACCACCAAGGTGACGACCAAAGACTATTACACGGCGCTTGCAGTAACGCTTGAGAAATTCCAGAGTACGATTACCGTGACTGTGGACAGCGGCTCGACGGTTACGGCTACACTGGGCAGTACGGTATTGACCAAGACGAGCACCGGCACGGCGGTATTTACCGTCGGCAAGGCGGGTACATGGGCAATCAAGGCTACCAAGGGCGACCGGTTAGCCCGGGGTGTAGTGGAGATTACCGCCAGCGGTCAGAGCAAGAGCCTGACGCTGAGTTACGCTAACGTGTTCGGCGTTTGCTGGGATACGAGCAACAGCAGTACAGCGCTGACGCGCTTAACACCGAGTACTGACCCTTACGGATTGGTTACGCGCTCGGTGACGACTGAGCCAAAACCGGCGGTCGGTTCGGGCGCAGGAAGCTCGCCTTTCGATGAGTTTATGCCGTGGAGCGGGATGAAGGAGTGCAATCTCGATACTTCCGGCAAGGTAACAGCGTGGAAAGGGGATAGTGGCTTTTCGAGGGGCTTTCAGCGCGTGATGGTGCATATCCCGGAATTCTATGTCAAGTATAAAGAATCGGGGACAAAAAAATACTTCTACATTTCCGACTGTGCGAGAAACGACTTCGTGAAGCACCCCGGCAGTGGAAAATTTGTGGGGCGATATGTGGCCGCCCCCTCTAGCGATGGTGTCGTTCATTACGTCTTCTCTCAAACTAATGGCTCTGCTGGCGTCAATATTACGCGCGCAAACGCGCAGACACTAGCAAAGAAAAACGGCGCAAAGTATCATCTGTACGACTTCGCAACCTACTGCGCGATCATCTGGCTGTACCTCGTAGAATTCGCGGACTGGAACTGCCAGAACAAGATCGGGCGCGGCTATGTAGATGGCAACAGTTCGGCGCTTTCTTCCGGCGGCACGGACAGCATGACTTTTCACACCGGATTTGCAAGCGGTGCGAGCGGAAAAACCGCAGTGCAGTACCGCTGGATTGAAAACCTTTGGGGTAATGTATACCAGTGGGTGGACGGCTTCAACGCGGACGGAACAACCGCTTACTATTGCACCGACCCGAGCAAATATGCGGACGATACGACGACCGGCTATACCAAAATCGGCACGCTGCCCGCAAGCGGTTGGATTAAGGATTTGACCGTTACCGACAACGGTCTACTCATTCCCAAAACTACCGGCGGTTCGGATTCTACTTATATTCCGGATTACGCGTACTCGTCCTCCGGCTGGCGCGTTCTGTGCGTCGGCGGCAGCTGGGACTACGGCTCGTATGCGGGTCTTTTGTGCTTCAGTGCGAGCTACGCCTCGTCGTACTCGGGCTCGGACATTTCCGCGCGTCTCCTGTGCGAACCCTGAAAGGAGTGACATAAATGAAGGTACACGGCGATGTCAAACCGCCTGAGATCGCGGTAGGCAGCGTGCCGAACAAACCCGGCAGAGCATGGGTGCGCTTTACCCAGAATGCCAAGCAGGAGAAGGACGGTCACACCGGCTGGGTGTACGACGAGTACACGACTGAGGTAGAGGACACGCCCGGTCTGCTGGACGAGGTAAAAGCCAACCGCGAAGCCCTGCTGATGGAGGCCAAGGCAAACGAGAAGAGCAAGGCGGAAATCGTGGCGGAGAATGCGCTGCTGAAAGCGCAGCTTGCCGCCACGACGGAGAGAAGCGACTTTATCGAGGACTGCATCGCGGAGATGGCGATGCGGGTCTATGCAGAATGAAACGACTACGGACAAAAATAGAAAGGCTGGTAATTATGATGGCAATGTTTTTCGCGCAGCGGGTTATCCTCGGCAAGACCGAGTTTGACGCAGTTCCTAAGGCGCTTAAGAAGCAGGTGGCGGAGATTCTGATTGACAGCGGTCTGCCGGAGATGGTGCCGACGGAGTTCGGCGGCACGGCGGAATAAACACACGCAGAAAGAGAGAAAAGCATGGATAATGTAAACAATTTTAAGGCGGCTGTTACCGCTTGTATTGCCGTCCTTACCGCCCTATGGGGGTGGTTCGGCTGGCTTGTGGTGCTGTTTGTTGTCGCAATGGCGGCGGACTACCTGACGGGTACTGCGGCGGCGATGCAGAAAGGGAAATGGTCGAGTAAGGCGGCAAGGGACGGCATTTTTCACAAAGTCGGCTCTATCGTGGTCGTTGCAGTCGCAGGCGGCGCGGATTTGCTGATCGGCATGGTTTGTGACCATCTGCCGGGCGTGACGCTGCCGTTCGAATATACGGTTCTGCTGTGCCCTCTGGTGGTAGTCTGGTATACGCTAACGGAACTCGGCAGTATCGTTGAGAACGCGGTTTCCCTCGGTGCACCCGTCCCGGCGTGGCTGCAAAAGGCACTTTCCGCCGCAAAGGACGCAGTGGATAAAATCGGAGATGAGGAAAAATGAAAATCACTTTTAAGGGCTGTAACCCAAGCAACTACCGCAAGGGCAGAGAGTTTCCCGTGCACTGGATTGTTCTGCATTTCACGGCGAACAACGGCGATACGGCAAAGAACAACGCGGATTACTTCGCGAACAACGCCAATCTGCGGGCAAGCGCACACTACTTTGTAGACCCGAACGAGATTTACCAGAGCGTAAAGGACACGGACACGGCGTGGCATTGCGGCAGGGAGCGCGGCGGCAGTTACTACAACGACTGCCGCAACGCTAATTCCATCGGCATTGAGATGTGCAGCGTTATCCGCAACGGCGTGTATGTTATCCCGGACGAAACGGTACGGAACGCGGCGGAGCTTGTGCGGTATCTGATGGCGCGTCATCACGTGCCGGTCAGCCGGATTTGTCGGCATTACGATGTGACGCACAAGGAATGCCCCGAACCGTGGGTGCGCAACCCCAATCAGTGGGAAAACTTTAAGAAAATGCTTACAGAGAAAGAGGTTGAGGACATGACCGAACAGCAGACGCGTGCAATCGCACAGCAGGAAATCAAGAAAGCAAACGCAAAGGTTTATGATCGCGTGCAGGACTGCCCGGAGTGGGCGAAGGACACGGTGCAGCGGCTTGTGAACAAGGGCTTTTTGCAGGGCGATGAAAACGGCAAGCTGGGTCTTACCGAAGACCTGATGCGCGTGCTCGTTATCAATGACAGAGCGCACCTTTACGGTTAAAAACAAGACGGTATAACATACCCAAGAGGGAGGATACCATGAACGAGAAAAACGAAATTCTGGCAAGTGATGTACTGTCGCTGCTGAAAAGTCAGCTGAAATTTATGAAAGCGCTTGTACTGGTGCTTATTCTGCTGCTTGCTGCGACGAACATTTATCACGTATGGCAGTGGAGCCAGTTTGACACGGTAGTCGTGGAGAACGGGGATAACGGTGGTTATGCAAATTATGTCGCCGGAGATAACACGGGAGGTGTGTATAATGGCGAGCGTAGCGGTACGGAAGAAGAAAAACGGTAAGACCAAGGGAGTTAAGATCAAGCGGAAGGGGTAAACCGCATGAACCTCAAAAAAGAGTTCACCAAGCCGGAATGCGACTATTTCCGGCGCGAGTGCAATTTTACAGACGAGGAACGCGCTGTTTTTGACCTGCGGGTCGCGGCGCGTTCTGTCGTTGAAATCTCAATGAGCCTGCACCTGAGCGAAGCAACGGTTTACAGGCGACTCAAGAACATCAAGCGCAAAATCGTGAAAGTTTTATGACAGGTTTATACCCTCTCTGCGACGTATAATATAAGCACAGGGAGGGATAAATCATGGCATATCAGCAGTTTTATCCACAGTATCAACAGCAATATCCACAACAAGTAGCGCAGCAGCCGCAGTACCCACAACATATAGTGCGTCCCGTGGCGAGTATCGAGGAGGCGCGGGCGGTGCAGACGGATTTCTCCGGTGCGCTGACCATCATGCCGGACTTATCGCACGGCTACATTTACACCAAGCAGCTTAATCTGCAAACCGGATGTGCGGATTTCGCGGCGTACAGCCGCGTACAGGACGCGCCGAAGGTGCAGACGGATTATGTAGCACGGGGCGAATTCGACGAGCTTGCGCGGCGATTTAACGCGCTTTGTGACCAGCTGGGAGGAGGCAAGAATGAATAATCAGATGATGCAGATAATGAATCTGATGCGGAACGGCGGAAACCCGATGACGCTGCTCAACCAGATGACGGGCAACAATCCGATGGTTTCGAGCCTCATGCAGAGTATGCAGGGCAAAAGCCCGGAGGCACTGCGACAGATGGCAATGAACATTGCCAAAGAGCGCGGCGTGGATTTGAACCAGTTTGCGCAGCAGTTCGGGATGAAGCTGTAAAGTAATTTTTTATAGTTACCTTATTTTCTGGGAGGTGTGGAAACGGCTTTCACCGGGTCCCACCCAGAACGAATTCGTTTATACGCCGTGCTCCTCGTAACACCAAACTCTTTACACCAATCACTGATGTTTTTAGATACTCCGTTTATGGTTATCATTACATAATCTTGATGTGTTGGTTCTTTCAATGCAGTTTCTAACGAACATCCGTTTTTCATCCTTGCACGGACAGTAGCGGGGGAAATGTTGTATTTTTCACACCAATAGGTAAAAGGCATAGTAACACCATCAATGGTATTGAATACGGTTGTTACTCTGTTGTTGCTTTGCTCGCGTGCAGTCGCCCAACGGCAATTATCAGGGGAATATCCGGCATTGTTATCTTTTCTATCGAGTGAAAGCGATTTAAGTTTGTGACCTGCGGTGCTTTGCGCCCATGCAATGAATTGCTTAGGGTTTTTCCATTCTTCACAAACTTTAATTCCTCTCGCGCCATAGCGTTGGTAATTATGGTTTTTGGGATTGTAGCAACGCTGCATCATTGCCCACCAAGTCGGATAAAACTCGTCTCCGTTGCAACCGTGCGTCATGGAGCTTTTGCCTTTTATGCAACCGCATGATTTGCGATGCCCGCTCAGAATATGGCAAGGGATGTCGCTAAAGATATTGCCGCAATCGCACTGAAAAACCCAATGGCGGTAGTTGAAATGTATGTTTGAACTGTCAACCCCTACAACTTTCACATGATTGATGCGTTTACCTAAATAATTTTCAATAGCAAGTTTCATATCAATACCTCTTTTCACAAAATCATTATACCATATTTTCAGTTTTCTGTTCTTGATAAAAACGGACAATTTCGCGCACAACGAAGTAGCGCGCACTTCGTTTTTGCATATTTCAAGAAAAAGGAGACTAACAATATGAGTGACGATTCGATGGCTCTGGGTTATGCACTGGGGCAGGACAACAACAACGGCGGCGGCGATGGTATGTGGGGCGGCAACGGCTCCTGGATTTTCGCTTTTCTGATTATCGCGCTGATTTTCGGCGGCGGCAACGGCTGGGGCTTCGGCGGTAACAACGGCGCGGGCTATCAGGGCGCGGTAACGCGCAGCGACCTGTGCAGCGAGTTCAACTTCAACAACCTGTCTCGTTCCGTTCTCGGCATTCAGAACGGCCTGTGTGACGGCTTCTACGCCGCGAACACCGGCATGCTGACCGGCTTTAACACCCTCGGCAACAATGTGTCTAACGGCTTCCACGGCGTAGACAACGCGATTTGCCAGCTCGGCTACCAGACGGCACAGCTTGCAAACAACACGGTTCAGAACATGAACACCGGTTTTAACGGCGTGACCGCCGGTCTGACGGCACTCGGCACGCAGATGTCCGGCTGCTGCTGCGACACCCAGAGACAGATGGAACGCGGTTTCTGCGACATCAACTACAATGCCGCTACCAACGCACGCGACATTATCCAGACGGCGCACAACGACACCGACCGCATTATTGCGCGCCTTGACCAGATGGAGAACACCCGTCAGCAGGAGAAGATCGCGGCGCTTCAGAACGAGAATCAGGCCTTGAAGTTCGCAGCTTCGCAGGAGGCACAGAACAATTACCTTGTAAACGCTCTGCGTTTTTCCGGCTGCGGCTGCAACGCTTGCGGCTGCTGAGATACGATATTCAGGAGGGGGAGCAATCCCCCTGCCTTTGACAGGAGGGAATAGTTATGGCTTGCAAGCCTGTACAGAAACTTTGTCCGAACCTGCGTATCTCACAGAGCGTGACCTACGCAAGCGGCGTACTGACGGTAAATATTCCGGCGGGAGATTACCAGAACGGCTGCGTATACGGTATCGTCATCGCGCAGAACATCCCGAGTACGACGATCATCGGCGCGCCGGTGGTCATCACGATCGGCGACGGCACGGTAACGTATCCGCTCCTTAAATGCAACGGCGCGGCGGCTACCGTGTTCAACCTTGACACGCGGCACAAGTACCTTTGCCGGGTGGTCACTTCGGCAACCGGCGGCAGTTTCCGAATGCTCGGAAATTCCTGCTGCTCGCACTCTGACGCGCTGCGCTCGATTAACGGAACGGCGGTGACAGTATGAGAAGGGGAACAATGATGCTGCTGATGCAGCGAGGCCGCAAAGAGAATGCATCCCCGGAAGAGTGGAGAATTCGCAAGATGTATCCCGAAGATCGTCACCATTACGGCGTGCGGTATCATTACGGCAACATGGAGCCGTATGATTACTATGACGAGCGCATTCACGGCGGCGAACCGGAAATGCGTAGTTACCGCCGCTATTCTGACGGACGCTTTGCGCCCAAGAACAGTGTCGCATGGCCGAGGTATGACGAGTACCCCGATTACGAGGATGAGATGCGCCCTATTGGCTTTCGCGATGTTGACGCTTATATGGGTGATACCTCGTTCGTAGGGGACAAGACGCGCGGCTCTGAGCGCTCTATGGGGTATGCAGCAAGCGCCAACGCAGGCCGCATGACTAAGAGCATGGCAGAAGAGTGGCTGCACAGCATGCAGAACGCTGATGGCACGACCGGTCCGCATTGGACTTTCGAACAGTGCAAGCAGGTAATGCAGCAGCGCGGCCTTGACTGTGACCCAGTTGAATTCTGGGTTGCAATGAATGCCGAATACTCTGATCGTTGCGCCGTAAACGAAAAGCACGGTATGCGCAGTATTGATTTTTATGCAGACTCAGCCTGCGCTTTTTGGCTGAACGATAAGGACGCAGTAAAGGATAAGGAAGCGGCATATTACAAATATGTCGTGAAGCATTGACGAAAAGAGGGGGCTTCTGCCCTCTCTTTTTTGCTTGTGTTGGGTGTGGGAGTGTGTTACAATAAACAAAGCAGCGTGGGAGTGGATGTGGGAGTCTATAAAACACGATAGCGAAATCGTCAGATATAGCGTTATATTTTACGCTTAGTCCTCTGCCTTACAAGCAGAGGGTCAGCGGTTCGAGCCCGTTAACTTCCACCAAACGAAAAAGCTCCTAAACATTGTGGTTTGGGAGCTTTTTCTCTGTTTATTTGAACTTTTTACAGCGTCGCAAGAGAAGCGGCGCTTTTTTTGTTTTTGTGTGAATGCGGTTTTTTGGGGGTTTTTACGGGTGCAGGATGTGGGACTAAGTGTGGGAGTGAAAATCAACGAATAGAGACGACTTTTTTCTGCGCTTTCTTCCTGCTCTCGGTCGCAAAACTGAGCACCTTTAACGATGCGTTCGTGAACGCTTCATCGGAGAGGTGTGTATAAATATGCGACGTCATGGTAATTGACTTGTGTCCCAGAAAGTCCTTTGCAACGTTGATCGGCACGTCGGCGGACTGCAAATCAGTCGCGTATGTATGCCGCAGGCAGTACGGCGTGAGATCGTCAGCCACGACGGACGTCGCCGGGTCGATCGCGCCGCGTACCATCTGCGCGCCCATGTCGAGGTCAAGCGCCTGCTTAAACGAGCGCCACATCTGCTTCATGGACGTTTCGGTGTGCGGCAGGCCGGTGGTCGGCTGCGTGAAGAGATAGCCGCTGTTCTGCTTCACCCATTTCAGCCGCTTGTACAGCGGATACGGGCAAGGAACGCGACGATCACCATAGTCTGTCTTGGCGCTGTGCAGCACGATAACGTGCCCCTTGAAGTCGATGTCCTCCCATCGCGCTTTCCTGGTTTCCTCTGGACGTGCTCCCGTATAGAGCATGAACACAACCCAGAGACCGGCGCGGTGCGTGCGCGCTACGCTGAAAATATGCTTGCGTTCATCCTCTGTAATCGCGCGATGTGTGCCGTTTGTGGTCTTTGGCATAACAATACCCTCTGCCGGGTCGAAAGCCACTACGCGCGAGATACGCGCCTGCTTGAAGCCCTGCCGGATAAGGTCGCGCAGCTTGCGGGCCTGTGACTGCGATTTCCCGGCGCACTCGTTCATTATCATCTGCAAGTGGATTGTCTGCACGTCCTTTAAGCGACGATTTCCGATTGCAGGAGAGATATAGTTCTTGACGTAGGCCTCGAGCTGATGGTAGGTCTTGTCGGAGACGTTGCCTTTTTTGTACGCTTCAAGGTATTTGAAAAACCACCTATCAACGCTCGTGTTCTCGTTCAGCACGTCTACACCTTCTTCAAGGCGGCGCTTTTTCTCGTCGACTTTCCGCCAGAGTTCGCGCTCTGTCTTTGCGGTTACGTCGTACCGTTTGCCCTTGAACGTGAAGGTCTCACGGTAATAACCGTCGGCATTCTTTTTCATTGTTGAATTTCCTCCTATTTTGTCGTATAATAAGAGGGTAGAAATCCCGTTCCAAAGTTTTCTACCCTTGAAACGCTCGTCGGTTTGCCCCCGACGGGCGTTTTTTTATGCCCAAAATTGTTTTCCACATTTCAAACAAGTGACGCGGACTTTTTTCGCGCCCTTGTTTCCGGCTACGGCACCGATCAATCCCAGTCCCAGCGGCGCGGTCACGGCTGCGCCTACAACAGCCTTGCCGATTCCGAATCCCTTCTTGTGTGCCGAGAGGGAAGTGGAGCCGCAACGCGGACAACGCGCTTGTGCGTTCATTTCCCGCTGCTGTAGCTTATTGGCTTTCTTCAGCTCTCTTAGCTGCGCCTGCTGCACCTGCAAGGACGGATCAACTGCCGCTTGCGCTTTGATGATTTTGTCGATTGGCGCTTCAATCTGACGTTTCATGCGGATTGTATCCAGCATGCCGTATTCCTTCGGCTTTACGTTGTCCTCGATGTAATCCAACGCCTTACCGATAGTAACCGAATCATAGTCCGTGCACTTGCGGAAAAACGCAGACATGCCGGTTCTGTCCTTGTATACGCCGTAGACCGTGGAGAGGTCGATTAGATCGCCTATTTTGTCGTAATACTCGTGCGTTTCCTCTGGGGCAACGGTTTGTGCAGGTGGTTGTTCACCAGCCTTTGTTCCGCAGTTCGGGCAGAAATTTCCATCAAATTCGGTACCGCAGTTCGTACAAAACATAACGCAATCCTCCTTTATTTCTTATAATCCGGATTTCCCAAAAGGATTTTGAGGAAATCCAATGCTTTTTCCTGTCCGTCTTTGTTTAACCGTCCGAATTCTCGAACAAGATCGCTTTCCGCTATAGAAAAACAATACCCTTTTTTCTTATACTCGTCAGCGAACAATGTTTCTGTTTTCGAACTGATGACACGACAAAGCTTTTTGTCTCGCGGTGATTGGATGTCCAAAAAACGCATTACATTTTGCGCTACATCCTCATAAATCTGATATTCTTCACCGGTAAACAGCCAGTCAACGCTGACGTTTAATGCCGATGCCACTTTGTGTATCTGCTCGGCTTTGGGCGTTCGATTGCCTGCCTCATACTGACGGATAGTTATTACTGCAACGCCGCTTTTTTCGGCAAGCTGCGCTTGCGTCCAGCCTAATCCCTTTCTTGTCTCTTTAATTCTTTCTCCAATTGTCATAAAATTACCCCTCCAAATGCTTGACATATACAAACGCATCGTCTATTATAGATACATACGAAACAAAACAAAACAAACAAGCGACGATACGAAAGAAGGTGCCATATACGAAGATTAGCAAGAGCAAAATTGAAGTCCTGCTTGCGGAAAGCCAACTCACCAAGAACGAGTTCGCGGAGGTCAGCGGAATTTCACGGCAATTTCTGTGTAATGTGCTTGCAAAAGAACGTTGCTCGCCCAAAACGGCAGGCCGCATTGCCCACGCGCTGAACGCAAAAGTAACCGATATCATCGAAACGGAGGATTAACACATGGACAACTATTCAAATTATCACCTTAACCGTACGAAAGAGGCTTTGAAAATCGCGCAGGAACTGAGCGACTACATCAAGTCTCTACCTCTGACCAACGAGCAGAATGACAAGCTCGTTAGCATGATGGCAGATTGCACGCAGCAGTTTGAAAGCGATGCGTTTACCCTCGGCTTGAAAGCCGGAGTGCAGGCCGCGAAAGAACTTTTGTAATTTCAGAAAGGGGTCAATCACATGAAGAACAACATTGTTGCATTCAACTACGAAGAACAGCAGGTGCGCACCATCGAGAAGAACAGTGAACCGTGGTTTGTCGGTAAGGACGTAGCAGATATTCTCGGCTATACCGATACCGCACAGGCGGTTCGCAAGCACATCGATGACGAAGACAAGGGGGTGGTTGAAATGACAACCCCCGGCGGCAAGCAAAACATGGTTATCATCAACGAGTCCGGCTTGTACAGTCTTATCCTGTCGAGCAAGCTGCCGACGGCCAGAGCGTTCAAACGCTGGGTAACGTCTGAGGTGCTGCCTGCAATCCGCAAGAACGGCGGCTACATTGCCGGGCAGGAAACCCTTAGTCCCGAAGAACTGATGGCGAAAGCTCTGCTTGTAGCTCAGAAAACCATTGAGGAAAAGGACAAGCAGCTTACCCACGCTGCCGAACAGGCGAAGCTCGATGCACCGCTCGTCCATTTTGCAAAGGGCGTTACCGTGTCCAAAACGTCCATCCTGATTTTTGACTTTGCAAAAATTCTCCGTCAGAACGGCGCGGATATGGGCGGCAAGCGCTTTTTTGCATGGCTGCGTGAAAATGGCTACCTCGTCAAGCGCAATGGCAGTGATTACAATATGCCTACCCAGCGCAGCATGGAGCTCGGACTGTTCGAGATCAAGGAAACTGTGATTACCCACTCGGACGGTCACACCACCATCAGCCGCACGCCGAAGATTACCGGCAAGGGACAGGTATATTTCTTCAACAAAATCCTCGGCACGGATATGCCGGAAGACATGCAGGGCTAACTCAATTACCGAACCTGGACAATTTTGACCGAGTTGCAGTTACGGACATTTTTGTCCGAAACTGCAAGCATGGGGGGAGTAACGAAACGTGACCCCCATGCGCCATACACTCGAAAGGAGCAAAACCATGAGGCACGATGAATGCTGCGCAATCTACGTTAAACGCGATGAAGATACGCGCAAGAGAATTGAATTACTCTATCACTACGTCAACACGCTTCCGCTTACCAAACATCAGCGCGGTAAGCTCATCCGCCTTGCCGAAGAAGCGCTGGTCAGCGCCGAAGGCAACGGCTTTTATACCGGCACTCGTGACACCAGCACGGATGACCTTATGAAAATCATGGAGCAGTTTTCCAAAAAGAAGCTCGCCGACGCTGGCATTTCCGATCAAGCCCCATAAATCGGACACATTTTGTGCTTCACTTATAATGGAGCTTGCATCGAACAGGTGTTCTATGAATTATTACCTTACAGGCGGGCGGTTTCGACAGCTTACGCCGGATTTAGGGAGTAAGCTAATCGCATACAACAGGAAAGGCAGGAATTAAACATCATGGACAACATCGACAAATTTACCGCAATGCTCAATTCATGCACAAATCCGCTGCGCATTTACAATGCGCTAAGAATGATCGCCGAACCGCCATTCGAGCAGCCCGACAATGTAACCGAGAAACGCGAGATCATCGTCGGAAAGGTTGCCGGACTTATCGAGCAGTCCGAGCGCCTTTAACAACTGGATAGACATTTCTCTTGTTACTTCCCCTGTTTCGGCTTTCGCCGGGGCGGGGGAGGTTTCTTTTTCTATGCTGATGTCTAACAGTGCATCAGCTGAGACATGAAGAACCTTTGCAAGCTGTTTTATTCTCTGCGGGTCGGGGCTGCGTTTTGCAGTTTCGTATCCACAATAAGTGCTTTTTGTGATGCCGAGTTTATCGGCTATTTGCTGCTGAGTCAGCCCGGTTTTAATGCGAGCAGCTTTCAGTTCCTCGTGAAATTCCATGTGCTCACCTCCTATGGTTACAGTATATAGCCGAGTTGGCGATTTGTCAACAAATTTCGAAAAATATCTTGACAAGTTGGCGTTCTGCTGATAAACTATAATCACAGGTTGGCGATATGCCAACAACACCGAAAGGAGGTATAAGCATGTATCCAAATTTGATGGGCATGAAGGCGTTCCACGGTCTGACCTCTGACCAGATGGGAGAGATTTTAGGCATTAGCCGAAACTCCTATGAGTCGAAGATGAAGAGCGGACGCTTTACGCCGAAAGAATGCAAAATTCTTTGCCGGTACTTCAACAAGTCGTTTGACTACCTGTTTGCTACCGACGAGGAAATCACACGGGGCGCGTGAGGGGGTGAGAGGGACATGGGGAAATTCCGAAATGTCAAGATCAGCTACCGCGACGGAAAGTGTCAAGAGCTGTTGGTTGACGGCGTAGATATGCGGTATGGCTGCATGGGCTACAAACTGGAGCACAAGGGCGGTCAAATGCCTTTGCTGACACTTGAAGTAAAGTGCGGTAGCGTACAGTACAACGGTGACGATGAAAGCGGAGAACCGCGACTGATCGTTCAGCCGCGTTCGGACTTCGGCTCTACGGAATGAGGTGAGAGCAATGGATCCGGTACTGATGTCGCTTAACATCGCAACGATGGTTATTCTGGCTGTGCTGATTGTGCTGATGCACAAGTGGTACAAGCGGAGGTGAACGGCAATGAAGAAAGTCAAAGATATTTTCATGTCAGGCAGCTTTGGTATAGCGCTGTCCGGCTTCTCACTGGGGTTCTCTACTTGCGTATTGATTTGTAAGGTTTTCGATTTACTTAAATAAGGCGATAACCGAGACAATTAGCGAAGCAATAGCAAGTGCACGAGCAATCATAGCTTCACGCGAAGCCGCTTTGGCTTCTGTACGAGCATCGTCGATTTGAGTTTGCAGTTTTCGGTTGGTTTCCTCCAACTGGTTCTGCATAGAATCACGGAATTCTAATTCGGCTTCCTGATTGACACGGCGAAGTTCTGAACCTAAGTGCATCATATCAACACCTCCTTTCTCAGCCATTATAACACGCTGAGAGAGGACACACAACGGAGGTGAACACCGATGTATATTAACCCGTTTGTGGCGGGCGTGCTTGCCACACTGGGCGCAGAAATCGTGCTCCTTGTGCTCTACGCCGTTACGCATATGGAGAAGCATTAGCAAGGCAAGGCGAGGCGTGGCAAAGGCAACGCGAAGCAGGACACTGCAACGGCATAGCTGGGCAGGGCATCGCAATGGCAAAGCACAGCGTAGACACGCGACGGAATTGCAAAGCGTAGACAGGCGTTGAAATGCCGCGCAAGGGCAAACAAAAGGGCAAGCAAAAGGGCAGTCCAAGGGCAAACCAAAAGGAGGGAAGAACATGGAGGAACGGAGCTACAAGGAACTGCGGCAGGAAGTGAAAAACGACCTGATACGGATGTACGGCGGCGCGGTGCTGCTAACGCTCGAACAGTGCATGAAAGTGTACGGTTTGACGGACAGAGACGCTGCAAAGAAGGTTATTCGTGCGCCGAGAGTTCCCGGCGAAAGACGGGTGGTTTACTACCTGGGCGACGTTGCAAGCGACATCGCAAAGCGGCGCGTCGGGAACGTCTGAGGGCAAACCGAGGGCAGTCCAAGGGCAAACAAAGGGCAGTCCGAGGGCAGACAAAGGGCAACAGAAGAAGAAAGCAATAATACAAGAAAGCAAATAAACTCTCTCTCACTAACGTTCGAGAGAGTAGGACGCACACACACGAGGAGGAGGAAAATCATGACTATCAACCCGGTACTTTTTGGCGCATTAGCCTGCATCTTCGTGCAGCTCGTGCTGCTGTTCGGGTGGGGCTTTTACCACCGCATTCTCAAGGACGAGCTGCACAAGCGCATTCAGCGCATGGCTCGACTGCCGATGAACACACGCCGATGACCGACGGCATCAAGCGGCGGAACGTAATCCGCGAGATGCAGAAACGCACGATCGGTGAGCGCTTTACTCGAAAAAGATCGGCAGGAAGCCGAACGCAAGCGCTAAGAAAATCGGCGTACTGCCAAAACGCGATTAACTGCGCAAGGGCAATGCAAGGCGCAGCATAGCAAAGCGCAGCATAGCACTGCACTGCGAGGGCAAAGCATGGCGAAGCAGAGCGAGGGCATGGCAACGCGCAGCAAAGCAAGGGCGTAGCGTTGCAAGGCAATGCAGGGCATAGACACGCAACGGCAGAGCATGGCAATGAACAGCCGAGCGAGGGCATAGCAAAGCAGAGCACTGCAACGGCAAGGCATAGCATTACACAGCTCAGCGAGGGCATAGCATGGCAAAGCTATGCGAGGGCAAAGCTTGAGGAACGAAACAGGAGGACAAAAGAATCATGAAAAAGCTGAAAATTCACGTGACATTCACCGAGGGCATTCTCGGCACGGCAACCGCAGACCCGGAAATCTACAGCCGGTTCATCGGCTCGAAGAGCCCGGACGCGGCGACACTGCCGGAGGAAGTCGCGGCACTCGGTGAGGACGCAATCATCGAGCGCGGCACGACCGTGTTCCCCAAGGACGAGGACGGCACGCCCTTTCTCTGGGACTACCAGATCAAGGGGTTTTTCAAGGACGCCTGCGGAATGCTGTCGCGTCTCAGCGGCAAGGACCCGGCTACCGGCAAAAAGCGCAAGGCGGTAAACGAGTCCGGCAAGCTGACGGCGTACAAGAAGGTCATTGACGGCCTGATCTTCGTCGAGCCGCGCCGCATTCGCCTCGATACCCCGGGCGCAATCACGATCTGCCAGCGTTCGCTGAGAGCGCAGACCGCGCAGGGCGAACGGACGGCACTCAGCAGCAGCGAGGAATGCCCGGCGGGCACGACGTGCGAAATGACGATCCTCTGCTTGGACGACGCGCACGAAAAAGCGGTGCGCGAGTGGCTGGATTACGGCGCGCTGCGCGGTATCGGACAGTGGAGGAACAGCTCGAAGGGGCGGTTCGAGTGGGAGGAAGTCAAGTGATGAAATGCTTCAAGGGATTCGACAAGGACTTGCGCTGCAAGGGCTTTCAGTACGAAGTCGGCAAGGAGTACGAAACCGAGCGAGCGGAAATTTGCGAGGAGGGGTTTCGCGCCTGTGAGTTTCCGTTCGATGTGCTGCGGTACTACAATCCGGCAGATAGCCGGTTCTGCGAGGTCGAGCTCGACGCAAACGAGCAGACGCACAACGACAGTAAGCGCGTCGGAAAGAAAATCAAAATCGACGCGGAAATCGGGCTTTCCGGACTGGTTAAGGCTGGCGTGAAGTTTATCCTCGAAAAAGCTGATTTCGAGAATGCAAAAGCCACGAACACCGGCAACTGTAGCGCAGCGACGAACACCGGCTACCGTAGCGCAGCGACGAACACCGGCTACTGTAGCGCAGCGACGAACACCGGCTACTGTAGCGCAGCGACGAACACCGGCTACCGTAGCGCAGCGACGAACACCGGCTA